CCTAGTCTACAAAGTGTTACGAAAGGCAGATATAAATTCCACGTCTTAAAAAAAATTTTCGCATATATAAAAACGACGACTAGGTTTTCATGAAATGAAAAAAAATTTTGACGAAATTTATTCAACTGTAGAGATCGATCCAGTAACTGACCGATATCATATGACAATTCCAGAGGAAGTTGTAAACGAACTTGACTGGTATGAAGATCTTGTGTTAAAATGGAATCTAGATGTAGACGGAATTTACCTCACGTTAAAAGATGACTAACACTCAAACAAAATTTTATCATATTTACTTGAATGATAAATGCCTGTTTAAGAACCTATCACTCGAAGAATTTTCATTAATATGGGAGAAATTATATACATCATACTGGAGAGAAGAAATTACATATACAGAAGTCTCTGACATGAGTGCGGAAGACTCTACAATATATGAATCTTCTTATTGACAAAACCTTCTATATAAGTTAGAATTGAATTGATCGCAATCTATTATGGCAAAAGGATTTACAGTAAAAGCTAAGACACCCACAAAATCAAAAGCACCAGAGTGGGACTATGAAAGAGCAAAAGAATTAGTTAAGGGTAAAAGAATTGTTTTCTGTTTACCAGGTCGAGGAGTATCATATCAATACTTAAAGACATTCGTACAATTATGTTTTGATATTGTACAGTGCGGTGGAAGTATACAGATATCACAGGATTATTCATCAATGGTCAACTTTGCCCGTTGTAAGTGTTTAGGTGCAAACGTACTGAGAGGACCAAATCAAGTTCCATGGGATGGTAAGTTGGAATATGATTATCAACTTTGGATTGACTCTGACATAGTTTTTAATTCAGAGAAGTTCTTTCAGTTAATTCTTGATGCCAATCCAGAAGGAAAAGAGGAAAAGCATATTGTTGCAGGATGGTACTGTACCGAAGATGGTAGAACAACCTCGGTGGCACATTGGTTGGAAGAAGATGATTTTCGAAGCAATGGTGGTGTGATGAATCACGAAACAATCGAAAGTATATCAAAACGCAAGAAACCGTTCACCGTTGATTATACAGGTTTCGGATGGTTACTTATAAGAAAGGGTGTATTCGAACACGAAGGACTACCTTATCCATGGTTTGCTCCAAAGATGCAGGTATTTGAGTCGGGTGAAGTGCAGGACATGTGCGGCGAGGATGTCTCGTTTTGTCTCGATGCAAAGGAAGCAGGATTTGAGATCTGGTGTGACCCACGAATTCGTGTCGGACATGAAAAAACAAGAGTTATATAGAGTTCGTCGAGGACAGGAGATTTTGGGAAAGAATCTCACAGAGGAAGAGTACTTTAATTTAATGGAAGATCTGGCACAACAGTTTTATGATGGTGATCTTCCGAACCCTCTCGACCTTACAACTGAAATTCAGAATAAATACGAAGAGTAGGAGAAAGGTTAAAAAATGTCACTATTAAAAGTAAATTCAATTCGAAATATAAGTAGTACTAGAGATAATATTGCCTTAAATTCTGATGGGACAATTGATAAACCCATTTTATTAACTAATAAGAACTTTGTGTTCGGTAGTTCGGGTTCATTGACAACCACCACTGCAAATACTGGTATTCTTCAGGCAGCTGCTCAAATTGACAAAGGTACGACTGGTTGGACAACATCAGGATCGAATGCATACACATTTGTATGTCCTGTTACTGGAGTATACGGTGTCAATGCACATATATCTTATGCTAACATTGATCCAGCTAGAGAGATATGGGTGATGGCATATACAATGGGAGGAGGAAACCTACCACTTGATACTTATGTTGAAGTGATGGATCATACTTCAACAGATTATGCAAACGTTAGTTATTTTAACTTATGGGAGTTTACGGCAGGAACCAGACTTGGAATGGGTTGGAATAGTCACAGTGGAAGTCATAGTAATTATAATTTTCAGTGGGGAATTCATTTAATAGCATAATTATAACAACTTAACAATGTCTACATTAATTACAAATTTACCCTCCTATGAGGTATGGGTGAGAAAAGAATACTTGACCGACCATAAGTATGGTCACGGTGAATTTGTCAAAGGAGTCTGGGTATCGGCAAAGAGTATACCTGGTCGTGCCTTTTATTTTGAAACTTATCTGCCTGAGTATGCAGCAATGTTTGATAAGTTACCAATCTCTGCGTTTCTCTCGTCTCCTGAGATACCAGATCCTGACATGACACTTCATAATCTACAGTTTTGGAACTGTATGGACTACGGAGTTGTT